ATGAAGTGGTTTGTTTTTATGTTCGTTACTACCGTAACGGCACTCACCGTCACCCCCGAGGTTAAAAGCGGATCGTTTGATCCAGTAACCGGCGCTTATACTACCGATCCGATAACCGTCACGCTGACGCCAAAGACCGTTACGGCCAGCGCGTCGGTAATCCCTGACGGTGAAAAAGTTTTTTGGGCACCCGCCATCGGTAGTGGTAATTATGTTCAAGAAAATGGGCTGATTTACTGGGGATCGCATACTTATAGCATGACAAGTAACACTGTCGCCACAGCTGCCGCCGCCTCAATTAATGCCAGGGGAACCTGTACTGCAACCGCCAGCGGTGCATCTCTTACCATAAACGGCTGCTTCACCTTTAAGGTCAATTACGATATACGCATGGGCAAAGGTGCCACATGTAAATCTTTTTTCGGTTCGGGGAATGAACCATACGTTATAAGTTCGTTTGGTACTTTCGTTCAATTGAAATCTAATAATAATGGGTCACAAAGCACTCGATCCTTGACCCGTCCAGATTCAGCAAATGTCGGTGTAACAACGCTTACTTACCCACGTCAGACTTTCACGACAATGCCATCATCATCCTCCTACGATACAAATCTGCAGGCTACACTTTCTGCCGCAACGCCACCAAGTGTCTTTCTTTACTGCACTGTAACGCAAGGCGCCCTTACATCTTTGGCCAGTGGATCGACAATCAGCCATTCTTTTATACTGGTGCCTTCAGGCAAACGACCCGCCTACGCCCCGACGATCAGTTATTCACCGGCCTTACCTATCATGTTATGAAGGAAATCATTTGATATTACCGGGAAGAGAAGGAAATAAACGGGAATCCGCGGGATTACTGGCTTCGCCCTGTTTAGGCATTTGATACCAGTCAAAGAGAAAGTGAGCCGAACGGCAAAACTTTTGATACTTCTACAAACGCGCCTTTAAAAGGCAAAGCATTACGTTCAAAATCAATTCTAACATACTTCGAAAATCAAGGCCGGTAAACATCGGTGTAGGTTTCTGAAACACCATTCATTGATTAACCGGCCTTCTTACCAGAGTTTGCAAGGCCTGTTTCTGCTACAACTTCACTAGCCTCAAATGCCTCTTTTTTCATACCACTATCAAGCCACACGAGAAGCCGTTCTTTCTCCAAATCATTGCATTGCAGTAGCTTGATATTGCGATCATCACGCAGCCGTAACACTGTATCAACCCCTTTGCGGACAACAATTTCAAACAGTGATTGTTTTTCCTCGTCTGACAAAATCGAGAACAGTGTCGCGAGTCTGGCGTCTGGATCACTTAGCCCTGAATGTGTGCGTTCTTTTTCATGTTCTTTCTTTGTGTCCACCGGTGGTTCCCCGATTCCCTCAACCAGCCAATCAAGCGATACACCTTCATGATTTGCAATAACTTCCAAAAGTTGCTTCCTAGGGGTGGGAGCAATATCACGCCTCTTATAATAGTTCTGTAGGGTATTGATGTTTATACCCCACGCCTTTGCGGCCTCGTTTCTAGATGGATAACGCTCTACCAGAGAAAAGATGCGCTCAATGATCGGTTCTTTTACATCACCGCCAAAAGAACATTTACGTTCTTTATCCATAGCAAGTTCCTTTGTGTGTAATTAATTGAAAAATAACAAAATATAAAGCCATAAAAAGAAAACCAAAAAGAACGTTGACTTGTGTTCATTGCGTTCTTATGATTTATCCATACGGATACCCGCGCAGTTATCCGCGCGGATAACTTTTTAGGATAGAGGAATCATGAGCCGAAATGAAGATCTGAATGCTGACTGGCATCCCGAGACCATAAAAGCCGAAATCCACAAACGTGGTTTGTCCCTCCGGACGCTCTCCCTTCAGGCTGGTTACAGCAAGGATTCCCTGAAGAGTGTGTTGCGTACTCCCTGTAAGCCTTATCAGCAGATCGTCGCTGATGCTCTGGGTGTTTCCCCCGAGATAATCTGGCCAAGTCGTTACAGAACCAGTAGCTACGTCAATAAGGCGGTCTGAGTATGTTCTATGTTGCTAAGGAATTAGTTGGCATACCAGGCCTGCCAAAAACAGCAAAAGGTATCAGAGAGGCGCTTTGCCGGTTCTCCGCTGGTTCAGAAGAGCTTGTACGTAAACGCACCGGAAGCAAAGCCTTCGAATATCATATTGACTGCCTTCCTGATGCAGCTCAGAAAGCGCTACGTGCTCGCCAGATTAAAGAACTGATGAACGGTTCACCTAAAGAGCTTCCTATCGCTCCTGCTACCGCATCGACTACGCCACGCGCCAAAGGTGCCGAGGAGAGCAAAATCGAGGTCTACCGCAAATGCCCGGCGCTGATGGAACAGAAGCTGAATGGTCTGACAGCGGCACAGCGCAAGACGGCTGATGCGCGTATGGCTCTGGTCGTTGAAGTGCTGCGCCTCGGAGAGCTGCCGGGATACAGCCGGGCAAAAGCTATCCGCGAGATTGTGCGTCAGGCTCAGAGTGGCGAACTGCCTGAGCGACTGGCCGCTGCCGTCTCGATGGCGAACGCCAAAAAAGGCGCGTCACGGTCGCTGAGTGAAATATCACTCAAGCGCTGGGTGGCTGATTTCAATAAAACCCGCTCTGCCGCTGAACGTCTTCTTTTGCTTGCTCCCGGTAAACGTCAGGTTGTTAAGCCTGAAGAAATCAGATGGTTGCCCGAGTTCCTGAGTTTTTATCGTCGCCCTGACGGTCGCGGTATTCAGGAGGCCTACGATGATTTTGCAGCTGAATGGGCTGAGCGTTACCAGGATGATTCGATGATGGCCGCAGCCATCCCTTCTTACGATCAGGTGTGCTATGCCATGAATAAATTACCCGTTGTTGTTAAGCAGAAAGGCCGCATCACTGGTAGCGAGTTCCGTCAGTATGAGGGCTTTGTCCGCCGTGACTGGGAGTCATTACCGGTTAATTACGTCTGGATTGGTGACGGCCACGGCATGAAGATGAAGGTCGCCCATCCTGACCACGGAAATCCTTTCTCCCCTGAGGTGACGTTTATTCTGGATGGCAGTTGCCGCTACATTGTTGGGTGGAGCCTGGCGCTGTCTGAGACCGTGATAGCCGTTGCAGATGCGCTGCGTCACGGGATTAAAAATCACGGTAAACCGTTCCTGTACTACTCCGATAACGGCGGTGGCGAGACCAACAGTACCTTTGATGCTGAACTGACCGGTATTCTGCCCCGTCTCGGTATTGATCACCGTCTGGGTATCCCTGAAAACCCGCAGGGGCGCGGTATTATCGAGCGCCTTAACCGTTCGCTGGCCATGCGTATATCACGCCAGTTTGCCACCTACTACGGTACAGGGGCAGACCGTGGCACTGTTCGCCGCATGACAAAAGCGCTGCAGTCCGCGACGAATGCGGCCAATAAGGGTAAAGAGCTGACAGTAAAGCAACAGCAGACTATGCGTGATCTGCCCTCATGGGAATCGCTGATTGAGCACATTGAGGCAGGTGTGGAGTGGTACAACAACCGCCCGCATGAGTCTCTGCCACTTCGCGGTGACGGCGAGCACTTCACCCCGGCGCAGTTCCGGCGCTACAAGCTGGAAAAAGAAGCGACAGAAATAGAATGGCTGTCGGATCTGGAGCTGCGTGAGATGTTCATGCCGCAGATAGAGCGTACCGTCAATCGCTGTGAAGTCCGTTTATTCAATAACCTGTATTACTCCGCTGAGATGAATAACGAGCACGGTAATAAAGTGCTGGTTAATTACGATATTCACGACGCAACCCGAGTGGTTATTCGTCGCCCGGATGGTTCATTTATTTGCGAGGCCGTCTGGGATGGTAACAAGCAGCAGGCATTCCCGGTCACTGCCGAATATCACCAGCGCCAGCAACGTATCAAAGGGATGCGCCAACGCGGCGAGGAGAAAGTTCGTCTGGCCGAGGCAGAGAACGTCCATACCCTGCCAGCCCCGACAGAGAAGGAATGGCTGCACGGCAACGTCTATCGCCCCGTTCGTGGTGCTGCACCAGCAGCGCTGGCGGAAATGGAGGAAGAAGAATACAGCGAGGATGAGTATCTGAATAACTCGCTGGATATGCTGGAATCAAATAAACGTAAAAACGCTATTTAAGGCCGTTTAAATACCCTTCAAATAATGGAGAGAATTATGTCTGAGGTGAATATTTCCGATATTCGCGAGGTTCTGCGCAACCTGGTTGATGGTAACCGATTTACTTTTGCTCAGGTTGCCCGTGAAACCGGCTTATCAACCGGTGTGGTCAGTGGCTTCATGAACAATAAATATGCCGGTGATAACGACCGCGTCGAGAAAGCTCTGCAGCGCTGGGTCAATAAACAGCATTCTGCTGCAGAACTGCCGGAGCCCCCGCGCTTTATTGAGACCCCGACCGTTAAACAAATCTGGACAGCCTTTCGCTATGCCCACCTGACGGAGTGCATCGGCGTGGTCTGCGGCAACCCCGGCGTAGGTAAGTCGGAGGCGGCACGTGAATATCGCCGCAGTAACGATAACGTCTGGCTGATAACGATCACCCCGTCCTGCGCCAGTGTGCTGGAGTGCCTGACCGAACTGGCCTATGAGCTGGGGATGAATGATGCGCCGCGCCGTAAAGGACCGCTGGCCCGCGCTCTGCGCCGCCGTCTTGATGGTACTCAGGGCCTTGTCATCATTGATGAAGCTGACCATCTGGGCGCGGAAACGCTCGAAGAGCTGCGCCTGCTGCAGGAGGCCACCCGCGTCGGGCTGGTGCTGATGGGTAACCACCGCGTCTACAGCAACATGACCGGCGGTAACCGCACCGTCGAGTTCGCCCGCCTGTTCTCACGTATTGCCAAACGTGTGGCGATTAACAAGACCAAAAAGGCGGATGTGGAAGCGATTGCTGACGCCTGGCATATCGACGGCGAAAAAGAGCGTGATCTGCTTCAGAAGATTGCGCAGAAGCCCGGCGCACTGCGCATCCTCAGTCATTCCCTGCGGCTTGCAGCGATGACGGCTCACGGCGCAGGTCAGGCTGTCAGCGAGAGCTACATCCTCAAGGCGCTGCGCGATCTGGATCTGGATGTTGATGTTTCGACGTTATTAAGGGGTTAACACCATGATTACTGAACGTATTGCTGAACATGTTGGTATGGCCACCGCCGCGCAGGCATGGCTGCAGGCGCGCGGTAGTCGTGTTACGGAGATGCGGGTGTGGATGCGCCGCCCATGTCTGGAAATCACCTGTCCGCCGAATGAGCTGGTGAACAGAGCTAACCACCTGATTGAACGCTGCCCCACCGGGACCCGTTCCGTGTGGATGGCCACGCTCGAAGGTTGTCATGTTATCTGGAGGTAATCATGGAAACAAAAATTACAGCTTATGCCTGGGCTTCGGGATTAATCGAGTTTGGCGAAACTTTCCCTGATGGTGCTTTGCCCGTTATCACCGGTGAGGAAAAAAGAGTTCGGGAAATAATTGATGTGCGGGCGAGGCACTCCCGGACGCATGAGCAATTGCTTGTTCCTGGTGTTCCCGAAGCTGATAACCAACATGATGCCTGTGATGCATTAATTCGCTTCACAGAAATTGTTACTAAAGAGTATCTGGAAAAATAAGGGGTAATCATGGAAAAGCGCCGTAAATGGACCAAGTACGAAATTCAGTTTGTCTGTGAGAATGCCGGGAAAATGACGGCAAAGGAGATGGGCGAGAAACTCAACCGCACCCGCCAGGCCATTCAGTCTCAGGCGAACCGCTGGGGCTTGTCCGTTCTTGTTCAACCGGCAGATGCTCATGATGCTTATCTTTGCCGCGAACTTTATAAAGAGGGCCTGACCATTCCGGTTATTGCCGAAAAAATGGAATTAAGTCGCCGTGCTGTTTCGAATATTGTTTTTTCAGATTGCTATTAATTCAGTGAGGACTTTATGAATACTGCAAATACCATTCCGGACGGTTACCGGATTAACGCTCAGGGTCATTTAGTTCCTGAGTCACAGATTAAACCGCTGGATAAGCTGCGTGATGAGCTGGTTATCGGCGTTGTTGAAGCGGCCCGCCTGCAGCGTCAGTCGCTGGTCGAGTTCAAGCTGGGTTCTATGACAAAAGTCGATGATTTTGTTGACCTGTCCGCCGCAGAGTTTGGCGTCGAATATGGCGGCGCTAAAGGTAACGTCACGCTACCCAGCTTCGATGGTCGCTATAAGTTGGTTCGTGCCGTGGGCGAGCATCGCATCTTTGATGAGCGCATTCAGGCGGCGAAAAAGCTGATTGATGATTGTATTCATGAGTGGTCAGCCGGGGCTGACGAAAAAATTATGGCGATGGTCGATCATGCCTTTCGCGTCAACAAACAGGGCCGGATTGATATCAATCAGGTGCTGAGCCTGCGCTCGCTGAATATTGACGATGCCAAATGGAATGAAGCGATGGACGCCGTGGCCGATGCTATCCAGGTCACGGGAACCAGCCAGTATCTGCGTTTATATGAGCGTCAGGATAATGGCACTTATAAGCAGATATCGCTGGATTTAGCCAAACTCTGAATATTCGTTAATTAAAATTTATTAATTTCCGGCGTCAGCGCCGTGGGGTTGCTCACGCCGAAAATCAGTAAGGACATATTATGAATCCGAAAACAAAAGGTATTTTTGAGGCTGCATTCGCCAAATGGGGATTTGAATCTCAGGTGCTGGTTCTTTCCGAAGAAGCCAGCGAATTATCAGCTGCCTGCTCGCGTTTTCTTAACCACAAAACCGACAGCAGCAAAGTGGCTGAAGAAGCGGCGGATGTCGAGATCATGATTGAGCAACTGCGTCATAACGGGATGGGCCCGATGATTGACCATGAAAAGAACCGCAAGATGGCGCGTCTGGCTCAGGTTGTTGGTGTTGAGTCACAACCTGTCAGCCCCTTTGGTCCGTCCGTTATGGGGCTTCTGGAGGAAGCGACCGAACAGATGGGGCTGGCAGAAACCCTCTATCGCGACACCAAAACCAGCAATCGCTATGCCGCCGCCCGCGCCCGTATGGCCGTCAGTCTGCTGATGCAGGCTGCTCAGAAGATGATGCGCGAGCAGCAGCATGCCGAACGTATGCGGGCGGAGGTTAAAGCTCATGATTAATTTAGAGCAGATTAAAGCTGATATTGCGGCCCGCAAAGCGATGCCAGCATGGGGGGCTCAGACGTCTATCGAGCGCATAAAGACTATCAACGCCACGCTTCCCAGCTTTTCGCTGAAAACGGTTGAGGCACTGGTGGATGTGCTGGAGAAAACCCAGCTAGCTAACGCAGCTCAGGACGACCACATCAACCAGCAGCAGGACCGCATTGATCAGTTGGAGAAGAAAAACGCCGAACTGGGGCGCAGACTTCGCGAGTATTCTATAAAGCCGGTGGCCACGCTGGATGTGCAAAGCGGGCGGCCTGACGGTCATAAGTTCGCGCTGGCCTATTCATCTGAAGCGCATAAATTGCCTGATGGCGTTTATATCCTCTGCTGCCGTGTGTGGCCAGAGTCCGTAGTGCTGGATGATACAAAACTAAGAGAGCTATTCGATTCCTGGTTTGCGTCGGATTGTTCTTTTGACCGGTCCCCGGAGGCGTCCGAGGCAGATAACATCGCCTGGCGGGAATCTTACTGGTACGTATGGCAATGTTGCAGCACTGCCATCCTCACAGTCTCCCAGCTGGAGGGCCTATGACACGCTCAAACGCAATCCAGATTATCCATATCGCCAAAAGTCAGCTGGCGCTTGACGATGACACTTACCGCTCCCTGCTGGGGGCGGTAGTTCCCGGCAAGTCGAGCTGTCGCGAGATGACCATCATCGAGCTGCAGAATGTTATTCAGGCGCTGGAGGCTAAGGGGTTCAAAAGCAAACCTCAGCGCCGCTCTAAGCGCCGCATGTCTGCCCCGTCAGATGTGAGCCTGAAAATCCGCGCGATATGGAAAACGATGTTTAAAGAGGGTTTTATCCGGGATGGTAGCGATATTGCGCTCGACCATTTTGTCCAGCGCCAGACTCGCATCCGTAATGGCGGTGCTGGCGTATCCAGCCTTGAGTGGTTACGAGCCGACGCCGAGGACAACCTGCTAGAGAGCCTGAAGCAATGGCATATCCGGGAGATGAAAAAAGCCATGCTGGCACACCATGCCCGACTCCCCGAAAACCCAGTCACCGGTGACGAAAGCCGGGACTATGACACAATCTGCAGCGCTTACGCTGACGCAGCCAGAAGGTGGAAAAAATGAGTATGAGTGACGATCTCTTTGGTGATTTTCGAGATGACAGCATTCTCGAACACCTTGATGATGAGATGGAGAGCACCCGTTTCCCATCACTACTGTCAGAGCTTAATGTTTTATTGCGTCAGGAGCTGACGCGGCTGGGGTATGACCCGCGTCATTCCGTCGAGCTGGTTGCAGCTATATGCAGTAGAATCGGGGGAATGCAACTGTATTTCCCACGAGGTCAGGTTCTCGAACAGTTGGTCAGGGATATGCATATATGGCGAGACTTTAAAGGTGATAACATTCCTGAGCTAGTGGAACGCTATCGGGTGACACACAAAACGGTGTATAAAGCGATTAAAAGGATGCGAAGACTGGAAGTTCAGAAGCGTCAGTACGGTTTATTTGACAGGGAGTGATTATGAAACTAATTGGCAATTTGTTGTGTATAGGATTCATTGTTTGGGTCGTTTCATTTTTCGTTAAAGCTGAAAAAAAAGAGTTCCCATCAAGCGAAGTTCTAGTCTCTCAGTTCGAGAAAATGGAACTTTTTGATAAGAAAGACTGGAAGAAGGGAAATGTTGTAGATGGTGTGCAGGTATATACATCACATACTGCCGATAACATTCTTAATAGCTCATGGCTGCTTGGAGTAAAACAAGCTGCGGTGATCTCGTTGTCTGATATTCGAGATCCTGCTTTCGAAGGTGTTTCGGCTCTGGCTGTATGTTTTAAACTTGTTAAGGGGGTTTTGGGGCGTGATACAAAAGAGGACTTCAAAGTGGTTGAGGATTCCTTTAAGTTAGCCTTATCCTCCAGTTCTATCGACAATGTGTACCAGGATAGTCAGGCTCTAGATGGTTATAAATTTGAAGTGCAAATGAAGTCTGTAACCTCAAATATAAATTCATACACCTGCTCTATTAAAGAAAAATAGCTGCACTGAAATTTCAAGGAAGCCGGTAAATCCGGCTTTTTTTTTGTCTGTCGCAAAATGGGATTTGTCAGATTGACTCAATCCCAAAGGTGCAGGCATGACAACAACATCATTTTCCCCCGCGTTTTTACACGCACTCTCTTTCATTCGCGCCCGCGAAGGTGGTTATGTTAATGACCCCACCGACAAAGGCGGCGAAACCAAATACGGCATTTCTGATAAACGCGACGGTCTTGCCGATGGCAAAACCGACGTAGATGGCGACGGCAAACCCGATACCCGAATTAAGGACCTGACCGAAGAACAGGCCGGGCAGATCTATTTCCGCGATTACTGGTATCCGGCTTATTGCACTGACTGGCCGGACGGTATCTCACTCTTTGTCTTTGATTCCTCCGTTCAGCATGGCGCTAAAAAAGCGATCCAGCTCCTGCAGGATGCGGTCGGTGTCACCGCTGACGGCATTGTCGGCCCTAAAACCACTAAAGCGGTTATCGGCGCTGATGCTGAATGGCTGCTGACTCGCTGCTTCCTGCGCCGCTCCCGCTATTACGCCGACATCATCAAATCCAATTCTTCTCAGGGTAAATACCTTAACGGCTGGTTTAACCGTCTCGATGAGCTGGCGAACGCCTGTCAGGAGGTCATTGGCGGTCAGGTCTCGGTTCCCCGGAGTTGAGCATGGGTAAAGGCTGGGATTCATCGTTACGCGCGGGGCGGCGCGATCGCCTCCGTCAGGAGGTGCTTCACCGGGTTGCCGGTGGCCCTCCACCCGTTCCTCGCGATTACAAAGGCTGCGACGGCACTCATGCCAGTTATTACCGCAGGGGCTGGGACTCCGTCGATACACGAGACATCGTCTGGCAGTGCCAGCGATATAAGGAAAAGCATAATGTTTAAATTAAATACCGACGGGCTGATTCAGGCGTTGATCCGGGTATTTCAGTCCGGCTGGTCTGTGGTCGTTCTCGCCGGTTTATCGCTGCTGCTCTGTTGTTTCTATGGCCGTCAGGCATTTGTTGTCTGGTGGCTGACGTTCTCCGGTGCCCTGTTAATAGCGGCAAGTATCTGGCTCGGCAACCTGCCTTATCGTTTACGTCAGCCTGACCGCCCGGCCCGAAAGTGGGTACGTTGTGTCTCGTGGCTGATCTGGGCTTTCGGCGCTTTTCTGCTGGCCTTTGCCCCCGTCTTTGCAACCAGTCCGGTCGTCATGCTGCTTAACCCTCTCGCCGGTCTGACCGTGGTCATTCTGTATGCCTGGCTGGTTCGTAAGGAGGTAATAAATTGGATCCTGTAACGCTTTCCACTATTGCCTCCGTCCTGCTGAAGGCCGGACCTTCTCTGGTTCGTACCGTCGGCGGCTGGTTCGGCAGCGACAGTACCACGGCGAAAGCCGCTGATTCGGTGGCCAGCATTGTCGAGACTGTCAACGGTGCGATTAATCCCGCCGACCAGCAGCGCGTGCTGGAGCAGAAGCTGGCGCAGCTGCCGCCCGAGCAGCTAGTCCAACTGGAGGGCCTCAAGGTACAGCTGCAGCAGTTCCAGCTGGAGCGGGACAAGGCGCAGATGGCCGACCAGCAGGCTGCGCACCACGAACAACAGGAAACCATCCGCAACGGCGACAACGCCACGGACGAATATGTCCGCCAGACCCGTCCGCTGATGGCCCGCCTGTCGCTCTACAGCAGCATCGCGTACGTGATGATCATGTCTCTTGGCCAGCAGGCTGGCGCGGTGGCCGGGGCATTTGGTCATGCGTTTTCGATGCCCGAACCGGACTGGGATATCGCGCTCATGCTGGCAACCCCGGCGCTGGGTTATCTGGGTTTCAGGACGCTGGACGGGTTCGCCCGGTACAGCAAATCCAGCAAACACAAGGTCATGGTGGGTAAATGACGAGAGCATTTGATCGCGCCAGCGACCTCGAAATGGAAGAGCGCGAACGGGCTTTAAACAACCATTTAAACCGGGTTAAAGAGCTGCCGGAGAATTACGGATTTTGTAACGACTGCGGTGCGGCTATTCCTGTAGCCCGACTTCAGGCATTGCCGTATGTCGCGACCTGTGTCACCTGTCAGTCCATCAGAGATATCAGGGGGAAGCATGGGCTGGGAAATTATTAAGGGCAACTGGGCGATCATCTGGGCTCTGTTTATGTCTGCCGTGAACGTCATTCAGCTCCTGCTGGCCAAAACCTACGTCAAACGCGAGGAGCTGGAGCTGATGCGTACCCGACTGCAGAGCATTGAGAACACTATCGCCGGGCTACCCAGCCAGAAAGACCTTCACCAGCTGCAGCTGGAGATGAGCAACCTGCGGGGCGATTTGCGCGAACTGGGCCCGGCGATTCGCCAGGTGAAACACGTCAGCGATCTGCTTCTGGAAAATGAGCTGAAGGAAAAATAAGAGGTGACTATGCGTGACATTCTCGACCAGGACCAGCGCCTGGTTATTCTGCGATCTCTTGTCGAATGCGGCGACAGTGCCAATGAGTCGATTCTGCAGACCTGCCTGCAGACTTATGGCCATCGCGTTTCCCGCGATACGGTGCGCACGCATCTGGCGTGGCTGCGTGAGCAGGGTCTGGTCAGTCTGACGGATGTTTCCGGCTGTTATGTGGCGGAAATCACCGGTCGCGGTGATGATGTCGCCAGCGGTCTGGCCACGGTTCCGGGGGTGAAAAAGCCCCGCGCGAGGGGGTAATCATGGCGAAGAAAAAACCGTTACCTGCTGCAGCGCGTAGTGCCATCAGACGGCTCGCTGCCGCGTTTGTCTGCGCTGAACTTGAGCTGCAGGTTGTGGCGAAGTTCGTCGAAGAAAAAACGGGCAAGCCCTATGACCGCAACGCTTCTGACAGTTATCTCAATTCGTTTCTGGATTCCGATCCAGAAGTCCGCCGTGTGTGGGAACTGATGCAGAAAGATATTGTATCCACCCGCAAAGACTTTGCCGACCGGCTGGGGAGAGACCGTGACTGCTGAACAACGCCCGACCCGTGGTCGCCCCTCTAAAATCGACCTGCTGCCGGATGGCGTACGCGACCAGCTGCACCAGATGCTGCGTGAGAAACGTCATACCCAGGAAGAAATCCGCGAGGCCATCAACGAACTGATAGACGGCCACAACCTGCCGGAAGACATGAAGCTCAGCCGTACGGGCCTGAACCGCTACGCCAGCCGTATGGAAGAGTTCGGAGCCAAAATTCGCGCCTCCCGCGAAATGGCCGAAATCTGGGCCGCAAAGCTGGGTTCTGCGCCGACGTCAGATGTCGGCAAATTGTTGATGGAGTTTGTGAAAACGCTGGCATTCGAAACGTCGATGTCACTCGCTGAAGAAGAAGGCCCGGTTGAGCCGAAGGCCCTCGGCCAGCTGGCGCTGGTTGCTCAGCGTCTGGAAGCCGCCGCGATGGCCAGCCACAAACGTGAGAAAGAGATCCGCCAGGCCTTCGCCGAAGAAGCCGCCGCGCAGGCGGAGAAAATCACCAAAAGCGCCGGGCTGTCTGCGGAAACCGCCGCTGATATCCGTCGCCAGATTCTGGGGATCGTGTGATGGGTGAACATCTTTCAGCGCCAGAAAAGTTACGTAATCAGTCCGCCAGCGCCATTCTGGCGGGCGAGTTCGACGCGGATCAGGTGCTGCTGCCGTATCAGCGCCGGTGGATTGCGGACTCGTCCCAGCTCAAGATTGCCGAGAAATCCCGTCGTACCGGCCTGACATGGGCGGAAGCCGCCGAGGCGGCGCTCAGCGGGTCAATGTCACCGGAAGCCGGGGGAACCGACACCTTCTATGTCGGCACCACTAAAGACATGGCGCGTGAGTTTATCGACGCCTGCGCCATGTGGGCGAAGGCGTACAATCTCGCGGCCTCAGCGATTGGCGAGGAAGCGCTGGAGGATGACGACAAGGACATACTGGTTTACGTCATCAACTTTGCCAGCGGCTTCAAAATCAAGGCGCTGTCGTCCAATCCGTCCAACCTGCGCGGTATGCAGGGTAACGTCATCATCGACGAAGCGGCATTCCAGAAAGACCTCGCTGCCGTGCTGAAAGCGGCGCTGGCGCTGACCATGTGGGGCTCTAAGGTCCGCTTGATCTCCACCCATAACGGCATTGAAAACCTGTTCAATACCATCATCACCGACAGCCGTGCGGGCAAAAAACGGTACTCCGTTCACCGTATTGATATTGCGCTGGCCATCAGCGAGGGGTTGTATCGTCGTATCTGCCAGGTGACGAAAAAGCCGTGGTCACCCGATGCCGAAGCGGAGTGGCTGGCGAATCTGCTGAGCGATACCGCCACTGAAGAAGACGCCCGCGAGGAATACTACTGCGAGCCGAAGAACGGCGGCGGCACCTATCTGGCCCGCTCCATCCGCGAGCGTGCCGCGCGGGGCTCCGGTCCCGTTCTGCGTTTCACCGGCACGGCAGAATTCAATGCCATGCCGGAAATCATCCGCGCACTGGATATGCAGGAGTGGCTGGATAAGGTGGTGCTGCCTGTGCTGAACACGCTGCCGCAGAACCTCCGCCACTGTCTCGGCGAGGACTTCGCGCGGTCGGGTCACCTGACGGTCTTTGCGCCGATGACCGTCAACGACGACACCACGCGTACCGTACCGTTCCTTGTCGAGTTGGCCAACGTTCCCTACAAGCAGCAGGAGCAGGCGCTGTTCTTTATCTGCGACAGGCTACCGCGCCGCGACGGTATCAAACTCGATGGCCGTGGGAACGGTAACTACCTGGCCGAACAGGCGGCGGAGAAGTACGGCGCAGAGGTGGAGGTGGTCATGCCTTCCGTCGCCCACTACCGCGAGAACATGCCGCGCTTCAAGGCTGCGTTCGAAGACGATGAGCTGGTCCTGCCGAAGCATGAAGATGTCATCAGCGACCTCGGGCAGATTGTCGTTCAGCGCGGGGTGCCTGGAATTGATGACCGGGAGAATACCGGCAGCGATGGCCACAAGCGTCACGGCGACAGCGCGTATGCGATCTTCCTTGCCTTTCTCGCCAGCAAAGAAGACTGCCAGCGCTACGAACTGCACCGGCTTAACAAACCCCAACAGCAGCGCAACAGCGACAGTCGCCGCCAGTTGCGCATCACACGTGGCCTTAAAAATCAGCGAGGACTGCTTTGATGCTGAAGAAACTCTCCGGTGCGATCCGACGCCTGCTTAACCCGGCAACCGATGAAACCGTCTCCGTTAATGAAACCGATATGACCCAGCCCGAAGCGCGGGCCAGACGCGCCAGCGTCAGGTCGCCCTCTGCGGGCATCAGCGTGGCGAGCACCTTATCCCCGGCGAGATTAGCCGGGGTCCTGCGCAATGTGACCGAGGGAAACGCACGGGACTACTTCATCCTTGCGGAAGAGATGGAAGAGCGTGACCTACACTACGCAAGCGTACTGCGTACCCGCAAGCTGACCGTGGCCGGTATCCCTCCTGCAGTAGAGGCGGCCAGCGACGATGAGCATGACGTATTGCTGGCTGATGCTGTTCGCGATCTTGTCGAGCAGCCGCAAATCCCGGAGCTGTTATTTGACCTGCTCGATGGCCTCGGTAAAGGTGTTGGGGTCTGCGAAATTCTGTGGAGTACCCGTGATGGTTGGATGCCGCGTGATTATGAGTGGGTTGACCCGCGGTTCCTGAAACCCGACAGCGACACACTGCGCGAGTTCCGTTTGTTGACTGACGAACAGCCGGTGGACGGTATTCCCCTGACGCCGGGAAAATATGTGCTGCATTATCCCCGGCTGAAGTCTGGTTTGCCCCTGCGAAATGGTCTGGCCCGTCTGGTGGCGGTGATGTATATGCTCAAGTCCTTCACCGTGCGTGACTGGTGGGCGTTTGCCGAGAAGTTTGGTATTCCCATCGTCGTTGGTAAGTACGGTAATAATGCCACCGATGAGCAGATTAAGACCCTCATCGATGCGATCGCCTCCATTGCATCTGATGCAGGCTGCGCCATCCCCCAAAGTATGCAACTGGAAATGCAGGAAACTGCCAGCCGTAACGGAGGCGGCGCACTCTTCAAAGAGATGGCCGAGTGGTGCGACGCCCAGACCAGCAAGGCGGTGCTTGGTCAGACTATGACTACCGATGACGGTAGCTCGCGGTCTCAGGCCGACGTGCATGACCGGGTGCGCATGGATATCGCCCGCTGGGATGCCCGCCAGTTGGAAAACACCCTCAATGAGTTTCTGGTACGCCCGTTTATCCAGTTCAACTATGGGCCGCAGGAAAAGTACCCGCGTGTGAAGCTGGCCATCAGCGAGCCGGAGGACCTCAAAGCCTTTGTCGATGCGCTTATCCCCCTGGTCGATCGTGGTCTGCGGGTGCAGGAATCGGAGGTGCGGGACAGGTTCGGTCTGGCCGAACCGGAGAACGGCGCGGCGGTGCTCTCACCCTCTAACAGCTTCTCTGCCTTCAGTGCCGCACCGGCGTTAAACCGTGAGCAACTGGCGCTTAACCGTTCGCAGGACGATGAGATTGACGTGATGGCCAGCGAGGCGCTGAAGGACTGGGAGCAGACCGGCGATGCGTTCACCAGTCCGGTGCTGCAGCTGGCGAAAGACGCAGGCAGTTTCGAAGAATTTCTGGCACGTCTGCCGGACCTACAGAAGACGCTGGAGCCAGCCGCTTTCGTCGAGCAACTGGCGATGTTGAGCTTTAAGGCGCGGACGCTGGGAGATGCGAACGATGGCTGAGCAACTAATGACAAAAGCCCTGTGGGAACAGGTCGCTGATGAGCTGAAAAATCTCTTCTGCCATGTTCGCTTCCGGTACCAGGATACTGTCATCTCCGTCATTCGTGAGCGCGATAGCGAGAGTAGCACTGTTTTAGCCGTATATTTTGATGACAAATGGTGCGCCGGATGGGGACGAGAAGAAAGCGAGGTGTTTAATCCGCTGACGCGCCTTTTCTGGTGCGAAAAGAAAAAGCGTCATTATCCCTCAAAAACAGTGGCTGAAATTGAGAGAGCGCTGGGTAAGCGACAGGCGAAAAAAACATTTCCCAAACTGCATGATTCGTTCATCTATCGTCTGCCGTTCTTCACCAGTTCATCGACCCTCGTTCGTCAGTTCAAAAAGGCGGATGGCCTGATGCTTATCACTAAGCAGGAGGATATGTGATCTATGGCTAAGGCTCCCGATATTATCCCCAAAGAGGCGCTGGCCTGGCTGAAGTCGAAAAAGCTGATGCCAGGCTTCGATTACCGTGATGTGTGGCGGCAGGAGCACAGCATCGGTTTCACCGTGGCGAAGATGACGCAGCTCGACCTGCTCTCTGACGTCAAAACGCTGGTCGAAGACGCGATGGCCAGCGGCCAGTCGTTCGCCGAGTTCCGGGAGGTGCTGAAGCCCCTGCTGGTGAGGCGTGGATGGTGGGGGCAGCAGATGATGGATGACCCGCTGACGGGTGAGACCAGACCCGTACAGCTTGGCAGCGATCGTCGTCTGCGTACCATCTACGATACCAACATGCGTACCGCCCGCAGCGCCGGTCAGTGGGACCGCATCCAGCGCACCAGACGCGCGATGCCCTATCTGCTGTATACGCTGGGGCCGTCACGCGAGCACCGCGCCGAGCACCTGAAATGGGCGGACCTCTGCCTGCCCGTTGACGACCCGTTCTGGCAGACGCACATCGGTCCCAACGGCTGGGGTTGTAAATGCGGGGTTCGCCAGGTCAGTAAATACGAGTATGATCAACTGCAGAAAAATGGCGTCCCGCGCAACGTGCAGCAGCTCGACGACAACGGCCAGCCTACCGGTCACGTTATCCGACAGACTGTACCGGTCCGTACCGAAGCGCCGCCAGTCAAACGGGTGAAGTGGGTTAACAAGCGCACCGGCGAAGAAGAGATGGTGCCGGAGGGGATTGATCCGGGCTGGGACTACAATCCGGGCACGCGCCGACAGGCTGAGCTGGAGCGCCAGCTGGCCGCGAAGCAAAGCGCCTTCGACAGTGATAATTAAACGAGACGGTAATCGGCCTCAAACGCGCTCAGGGACTTTACCGGCATTTGTGGTACGATGATTCTCTGAAAAATACTTAAACGCGCCACGGCGTTTTTGAACGGGGTTTGAACGCAGTTCCCCGCTACGTTTCCCGAACATCCTCTTTATAAGCATGGAAGCCGGTAAATCCGGTTTCCTCTCGTTTTTCTCCGACACTGTCCGTCAGTTACCTTTAACGACGGACAGCACCATGTCAAAGCCTGCAACACAACTCGAATTTCTGGCCCTGTGCTTTGAGCTTCCCGACCTGTCGGATGCCAGCATGCCGCTGCCGGAATGGTTGCCGATGATCCCTGCGGGCACATTCACTGGCCGGGATGGCCGTTCCTGGGTAAACGACAATCCGCAGGCCTTCATTGCCACGTCCTTTCGTTACCCGACGTTGCCGTTTGATGCCGAGCATTCCACCGAACTGCTTGGCCCTAAAGGTGAAGAAGCTCCGGCCTATGCCTGGATTGATGCCATGCGCGTCAACGCTGACGGCAGCATTGACGGTCATATCGAGTGGACGCCTGACGGCGAAGCGCTCGTTCGCGGTAAGAAGTACCGCTATTACAGCCCGGCTTTCCGTCATTTCCCTACCGGTCAGGTCTCGCATCTGTCCAGCGCTGGCCTGACCAACAAACCCAACCTGTATTTACCCGCACTTAACTCGGAGAACACCATGACTGTACCTGTGCAGATTGCCACGGCACTGGGTCTGGCTGAGACCGCGTCGGTTGACGATGCCGTATCAGCGATCCAGACCATCAAAAACAGTGAATCGCTTGCGCTGAACCGTGCTCAAAACCCGGACCTGTCGAAATTTATTCCGCAGGAGACGTACCAGTTGGCGCTGAACCGCGCTCAGACAGCAGAGGACCGCCTGAAGACGCTGGATGAGAAAACGGCTACCGCGCTGGTTGACGATGCCGTGACCGCCGGGAAAGTCGCGCCCGCTAACCGCGATATGTATCTGGCCCTTTGCCGTACTGAAGATGGTCGCCAGAAGTTTGAAGCGTTCGTAAAAACTGCGCAGCCATTGGTTAATCAGGACCCGTCCAAAGGCAAAGAGAACAACGGTCAGCAGACCACGCTTAACGAAACTGAGCTGGCGATGTGCCGCAGCATGGGTATTTCGCAGGAAGAGTTTCTCGCCGCTAAACCGAAACAGGAGCAATAACAATGCCAGCACCGTCAGCTGAAATTCTGCACGCGCTCTCCACGTCCCTGAGCGCCGCCTTTACCAAAGGTCTTGCGGGCGTCAAGTCGCAGTACCTGCGCATCGCTACTGAAGTGCCGAGCGGCTCTGCGTCCAATACGTATGGCTGGCTCTCGGACCTGCCGACCATCAAAGAGTGGGTCAGCCCCCGCCAGTTCGCGCAGTTGTCTCAGTACGGCTACACCATCGCCAACAAGACCTGGGAAAACTCGATCCGCGTCAAACGTGAAAATATCGAAGACAACCAGATTGGTCAGTACAGCGTGATTGCGCAGGCATTCGGTCAGCAGGTCGCCGAGTTCCCGGATACGCTGAGCTTCCCGTTGCTGGTTGCCGGTTTCAGCACCCTGTGCTTTGACGGCCAGAACTTCTTTGATACTGACCATCCGATGGCGGGCGGCACCTACAGCAACGTTGTCGGCAATATCGCGACCGACACCGGCGAACCGTGGTTTCTGATTGATGAGAGCCAGGTACTGAAGCCGATCATTTATCAGAACCGCCGTCCCTTCAATTTCCAGGCACTGGATGACCTCAGCAATGACCACACCTTCAAGAACAATGAGTTCCTGTATGGCGTGGATGGCCGCTGCAACGTCGGTTTTGGCTTCTGGCAGACCGCCTGCGGGTCCCGCGCACCGTTGACTGTCGCCAACTATGAGGCGGCGGTGAAGGTTCTGCAGGGGATGAAGCGTGATTCCGGTAACCCGCTGGGTATCCGTCCGACCACGCTGGTCGTCGGTCCGAACAACCGTGCAGCCGCGAAGAAGATCATCGACGCGATGCTGGTCGATGGTGGTAATTCCAACATCTATTACAAGGATGTGGAAATCGTCGACAGCCCGTTCATCACCACCCCGGCGTAATCGTCAGTCTCCGTTTTAATACCGTTACAGCGGGCTTTAAACCCGCTGTGACCCACCTTTAAAGAGGATGGAACAGTGAGTGGAACGAAAGAAAAAACAGCGGGTAAGCAAAGCACTAAAGGTCGCGCTGGCAAGGTTTCAGCGCAGGAAGTGGCACAGGCTGATGCATCTGACCTGCCGGGAGTTGAACGGTCAGTCACATTGCCAGGGCATTACGTTGCGGTGGGTGCATCCCCCATCAGTGTAACCCTGGGTGACGTCGATGAATCGCTGACGCCTGAAGGTCTGGCCGCCGGTGGGGGGAGTGAGAATCTTATCGTAGCAACCCAGCTACAGACAGAATATCTGAATACCAGTCAGGGCGAAATGCGGTCTGCGCTAACTGCAGACGGGCTGGCTTCAGGTGCTGACTCATCGCCTCTCAGCATGAGCATTACACCCAATCCTGCTACCGACGATGTTGTGGTGCTGGAGGTTCGCGCCCGCTCTGAGCGTGGGTTCTTCCGCTGTGGCCGCTTCTGGCCGCGCGAGCCGGTGCATGTGTTTGTCAGCGACGATCCCGATGGCGATAACGAGGCCAATGCGCTGGAGGGTGATGTGGTGGTGGAATGTTTCATCAGCCACGAAACCGCCGAACGCCTGAAAGCTGAGCCTCATCTGGTGGTGGCGATAGTGCCGGTTCTGCAGGTGGCGGAGAAAGACTGATGGGAATTTACGTTACCCGTGATGACCTGCTGGCTGCGGACGGGTCGCTGGTCTGGACTATGGCCATCGACAAAGCGACTAACCAGCTCGACGAGACGAAGATAGCCACGGCCATCGAGGATGCCGACGCGGAGATCAACTCGTTTCTGTCAAAGCGTTATCAGTTGCCGCTGAACATCACCACCGTTCCGCGCCCGCTGCACCGGGTAGCCGTATCCATCGCCATTTACTGGCTGTCCGAGCGTGACAATCAGATAACCGACCTGATTCAGAAGCGCTACGACAGCGCTATCCAGACCCTGAAAGAGATGGCTAACGGCACCCGTGACCTCGGCCTGCCGACCGACACGCCAGCCCCGGAGACCGATAACGGCAGGATGATTGTTGTCTCCGATAACAAACGCCTTTTCACCCGTAACAACCTCAAAGGGGTGCTGTGATGGGTATCGCCGTTCAGGTTATCGGCGCTGAGAAGCTGCAGCAGATGCGCATGGCCATCGAGAAGCTCTCCGACAGTTCGCTGCAGCAGGAGCTGCTGGAGAGTATCGGGGCTGTTGTGGAATCGCAGTCCCGCCGCCGCATCAGCGACGAGAAAACCTCACCGGCGGGCGAACGCTGGGAGGAATGGTCCGAGGGTTACCGTAAGACCCGCAGCGGCAATCAGAGCCTGCTGCAGGGCAACGGCGATCTGCTCGACAGCATCCAGTACATCGTCGAGCGTGGCCGCGTTCGCGTGGGTTCACCACTCAGCTACAGCGGCGTTCACCAGGACGGTTTTGCAGGTAGCGTCCCGGTCAGCGCCCACAAGCGTCTCATTCATCAGGCGTTTGGCCGGGCGCTGAAGCATCCGGTCTGGCAGACCGTGGGCTCTCATACCCGCCAGATGAATATTCCGCAGCGCGAGTACCTCGGGCTGTCCACCGCAAACAGTGATGAGCTGATGCATGTCATCGGCGATTTCTGGAGTGAGGTATTACCGTGAGCAATGAACGTCCGTCCCTGCTGACCACCGGCTCCACGGTCTCCGCCGCTGAGAACATTGTGGCGTGGCTGAAGCCGGAGCTGCTGAACGAACCTCAGCAAAACAAGCCTGACCGCGTCAGCGTGATTGAACGCCATATCGGCCAGTTCAGCACCCCGGCTGAGGTCAAAACCTGGCTGTCAGATCGTGATGGCTGTATCCGTCTGGCCGCACTCCGCGTGCGTAATATCCGTGCTCAGGCTGGCGGTACCGTTGGCGATATCACCTGGGCGGCTTACATCATGGCCACCGATGCCTGGGGCTATACGCGCGATACCCGCTGCGAGGTGCTGGTCGGAAAGCTGGTGCGCCGTATTGTCCAGCGCGGAGCCGCTAACGGTATGAAGGCCGAGCGTCTGGCCACCTCCGTCAGCGCCGACAATATCTATTCCGGCGGGCTTAACGATCTGGGGCTGACCATGTGGGCCGTGACGTGGGAACAGGAGTTCCGTCTGGATGATGAAATCGACCTCACCACCCTCCCTGACTTCCTGCGACTGGGGGCCACGCTGCTGGTCGGCGATGACACAGCCCCGATTGAAGGCGTTATTAACGTAAGAGAGCCGTAACGATGAAAAAACATATTAAGCCCGCCCGCTCGGGGCTGCAGGTGCGAAAGGCTGATGGCCAGCGCCTCAGTCCCGAGGGGGAAACGCTCCCTGTGAGCGCGTACTGGTACCGTCGCGAAGCCGAAGGTGATGTTGTTATCACCGGTATTGAGGCGGAATCCGTATCTGAACCGGTGGAAGTCGTAACCGAACCGGCGGAAGTCCGCCAGACCCGAACCGCAAAGGAGAAGTGATATGTCACTAGGCAATATCCCTGATGATATCCGCGTCCCGCTGGTGACTATCGATATCGATAACTCGCAGGCGCTCGACAGCGCCCCGGCGCAGTCCCGCAAAATTATCGTCATCGGCCAGCAGAGAGCGACCGGTACAGCAACGGCTCTGACGTCAAATCGTATCACCAGCGACGGCACCGCTGACCAGCTCTACGGCAAAGGCTCTATGCTGGCCGGGATGCTCAAAACCCTGCGTAAGGCCAACAGCTATACCGAAGTGTGGGCGATGGGCCTGGCTGATATCGCCGCCGGTGCTGCCGCAAAAGCAGAGCTGGCCATCACCGGCCCGGCCACCGCTGCAGGTACGCTGGCCCTGCTGGTTAACGGTATCTCGGTGCAGGTCGGCGTCAGCGCTGAAGCGACAGCGGACACCATCGCAGCCTCCATCATCACCGCCGTCAATAAACTCCCGGACACGCAGGTCATCGCCGCGCTGAAAGCCGCATCAACAACGTCAGTCACCCTGACCACCAACTGGCAAGGCGCGACCGGCAATGCGATGGACGTCCGTCTCAACTACTACCCCGGCGAGCAGACACCGGCAGGCGTTGCCGTGGCTGTGACTGCGTTCACCGGCGGCACCGGCACCCCGGATATTGCGGCTGTCGTCGCGGCGCTGGGCGATGACTGGTACACCGATATCGTGTTTCCGTACAACGACACGCAGAGCCTGAACACTATCCGGGATGAGCTGCTCGAACGGTGGGGACCGCTCAGGATGATTGAGGCGCAGCTGTGGACGGCATTCCGGGGCACTCATGCCGAAAGCGGCACCTTTGGTGAAACCCGCAATGACTGGCTGATTTCCTGCATCGGGACCAACATCGCCCCACAACCGTACTGGCTGTGGGCGGCATCCTACGGCGGCATCGCCTCCTACTATCTGGCCAATGACCCGGCCCGCCCGCTGCAGACGCTGGTACTGACAGGCATCCTTCCCCCGGAGAAAACTGTTCGCTGGGATATGCCAGAACGCAATCTGCTGCTACATGATGGCATCGCGACCCACAATGTCGACGCAGGCGGAAATGTCTGCATCGAGCGTGAAATTACGATGTACCGCGTCAACCAGTACGGCGACGCCGATACGTCGTACCTCGACGTGCAGTCACCGGCAGCGCTGGGGCGCATTCGTTACGTCATCAAAAACCGCTTCAGCACCCGCTACCCGCGTCACAAGCTGGCCGGTGATGATGTGCTCGACCTGCTTGATCCGGGTCAACCGGTGATGACGCCGAAGATTGCCCGCGCCGAGCTGCTGGATATCGCGCTGACTGAGCTGATCCCGGCGGGTCTGATTGAGGACTTCGACGACTACAAAGACACGCTGGAGGTCTATCTCGACGGCGCAGACAAAAATCGCCTGAACTTCATCTGTCACCCGAACCTGGTTAATCAGCTGCGTGTGCTGGCCGGTCTTATCCAGTTCAAACTTTAAGGAGCCTTTATGAGCATTCTGGGTATGGCGGCCATTCGCGCTAACGGCCGTGAAATCAAATCCACGGGAAAATCCACCCTTAATCCGGGCGGTAAAACACGCACCCAGCATATGGGCGCCGGTAAGGTCTGGGGGCTGGCGGGCAAGATGGCGGGGCCCTCGATCCAGATGACCATCGCTGCGGCGGAGGATATGGACGTTATCGAAATCAGTAGCTGGGAGAACGTGACCATCATGTTTGAGGGCGATAACGGCCTGACTTACATGATGACCGGCGCAGCGACTGCCGAACCGGCCACGCTGGATGAAGATGCTGGCACTATCAGCGCCAACTTCATCGGCGAAAAACTGGTGAAGGTGTAAATCATGGCTGAGATGAAAATCACTTTAAAGCACGGTTACATCGCCGGTAAAGGCACTGACGATGAGATCCGCTACAAAGAAGTCACCTTCCGTGAACTGACCTCAAAAGACGTTATTGACGCCCAACTGGAAGCGGAGCGCGTGGTCATCGGGGAAAACGGCAAGGCGGTGGCTTATTGCTCTGAGGTGCTGATGGGGCTGGCACTGCTGCGTAAGCAAATCCTGTGGGTGGGTGAAATCCCCGGTCCGCTGTCGCTTAAGCAGCTTTACAGCTTCCACCCTGAAGACCTTGAGCTGCTGTCCAGCAGCGCGAGCAAAATGGATGACCTCGTGACGGAGACCGCTGGCCGGGGGCGACCTGATGCCGCTGGCGACGGCGCTCAGTAATCTCATCGTCAATTTGTCTCAACGTTTTGATATGTCCTACCTGCAGCAGTTGCCTCTCCGGCAGCTGCTGCGCCTGACAGAACAGCTGAGGAAGCAACATGGCAAACCGCCTCACCACTGAAATACTCATCAATCTGTCAGGTAACCTGACCGCGAAAGCCCGCCAGTACGGAGCCAACATGTCCGAGTTCGCCCGCACCAATCAGCGGGCAATGAACGTAATTAAAGCTACGTCTGCAGCAGCAGGTCGTGCCATTGATGCGGTTGGCAATCGCTATACCGGCATGATTGCTGGTTTTGCCAGTGGTGCAATGTTGCGTAACTTTGCCGATACAGATCGTCGGCTGACCCGCTTGGGCATTTCTGCCGATAAAACAAAGGAGCAAATTACCAGCATTTACAGCGATGTTCAGGATGTCTCTATCAAAACCCGTATTGATGATAAAGAGCTTGTCGGCTTCCTGGAAACAGTCAACGCAATGACCGGTGATATTGAGTTCGGTATCAAAAACCTCAAGTCTGCTGCATTAACTATTGCAGGTACAGGCAGTAGCGGTGAGTCAGTTGGGGCATTATTCGCACAGTTCCAGAAGTACGGAATCAACGACGATAAAAACTCTACATTAGCTATGGATGTACTTAACCGGCTAGGTAAAGAAGGGGCATATGAGCTGAAGGATCTGGCTGAAAAAGCAGGCCCCTCCCTTTCTCTTTATGCTGCTGCTGGCGGGCGTGGCGTTAAGGGCATCAAGGATGTGGGTGTGGTGATGGAGTCAGCAATGGATGCGACGGGAAACCGTGATACGGCGGCGACGTTAGTTGAGAATTTTATCCGCGAAGTCCAGAACCCTAAAATTGCAACGGCACTAGAGAAAAAAGGGGTAAAAATCAGGGATAAGAACGGAAAGCTGAAATACTCACTCCCAGAACTACTCATAATGTTGTCTGAAGGGTCAGCCAGAGGAGGGAAAAAAAGCGGTAAAGGTCAACTCGGCGAACTGATGGATGTTGGTTTTACGCAGACCAGTCTTGATCTTATTTCAGGTGTCTCCAGCCAGAAAGGTCAGGAAAACCTACGCCGATACAATGCCGTTATAGCAGATGGGGCATCAATACAAAAAGATGCAACCTACGCCGCACAGGATTTTACATCTGCACTACAAAGCCTTAATACGACTTGGCTTAAGTTCGCTAATGGTAACTTGGCTGAGCCAGTGCAGGAGCTGGCAGACGCGATTAACTCAGTGGATCAGAAGACTGTCCAGAATTGGCTGGAAACCGGCAAGAATATTGCCATCGCGGTCGGTGGTGTTATCGCCGCCCGCAAAGCCTTCCAATTAGGTAAAGGTGCATGGGACTTGTTCGGCGGCGGAAAGTCTAAAGGTATCCCCAAAGGTGTTTCAGATGTGTTCGGCTCAGGAGTAATGCCGGTCTATGTGGTCAATATGGGTTCAGGAGGTATGGGCAGCGGTCCTGATATCGGTGGTCCCGGTGGCGGAAAGCCTCCAGGCCGGGGTGGTCCAGGTCGCGCTTATTCCGCAATGGGTTCAGCCTGGATGGTTGGCCCGCTGGCTGCAACAATCCCATTTCTTGATGAGAAACCAAACATTACCGATGATGACAAAGCCAGCATGGTCAAATGGGCTCAGGACCGGGCCAAAGAACCGTCTGTCTGGTCTCGCGTTATGGACTTTCTCCAGCCACCTGCAGGCTATCAGGACCCGTCGCCGTGGGCGTCTATGCAGCCGCAAAACCAGCCGGGCTACCCGTTCCTGCAGCAACCTGAGCTGAAAGGCAGTATAGAGGTCTCCGTTAAAGATGATCGGGTTCAGGTGACCAACGTCAAGGTCAATGCCCCCGGCGTCACCCTGAGCGCCCAGTCTGGCGTCAGTAATGTGGAGCAGGACTGATGGCCACTAAATGGGAAGACCTGCGTGATGCCTCGTTCCGGGGCGTCCCGTTCTTTTTCCGCGACGTCGAGGGCGCTGGCGGTCGCCGCGCTATCCCCCACGCTTACCCCAAAAAAGAGGTGGGCTGGACGGAAGACCACGGCGCGGTGCTGACTCAGCAGCAGATTAACGCAATCCTGCTTGGCAGTGACTACATCGACCAGATGAACCGCCTGCTGGCGGCACTCAATACCGCCGGTCCCGGCGAACTGGTGCATCCGTGGTTCGGCGTTCAGAAGGTTCAGGTGGGCCGCGTTACGCATCGTCTCTCCACCGAAGAAGGCGGCATTGTCTACATTTCCTTTGAGGTGTACGAGGCTGGCGAGCAGCTGTTTCCGTCCGGCACCGAAGACACCAGCGCCACCACGCTCAGCGCGGCGGATAAGGTCAAGGAAGCGCTGGCCAGCGGGGATTATTTTGCGGCGCTCGATGGCGTCGGCAGCATGGTGGACACGCTTCTTGAGGACATGGAGGGCTTTGTCACCAGCCTGCCGACCCTGCCGGATGCGCTCAGTGAGTGGATGGACCGCCTCAACCGGTTTAAGGACCTCGCCGGTATTGTGGCCGCCGCTCCGGGTGAAATGATCCGCGATATCACCGGCCTCATCAGTGATATGAAAGACCTCGTCTCTGAGCCTCCGTTCGCCCTACGGGTCTACGACCAGTTGCGCGACAAATGGGAAGGCGATCGCGCAGCACAGTCCGCTACCAAATCTCTGGTCGATAACATCAGCGTGAACACCGATACCGGCTTTGCCAGCAGCGTCACACCGGCATCGACGCCGGAGACCACTGCAGCGATGGAGACCAATATCGAAGACTTCCGGCGTCTGGTCATCATTTCCACGCTGGTCGCTCAGGCTGAAGCGGTGGCCACAGCAACCTTCGAGACCGGTCAGGATGCGCAGAATACCGGCGACCAGCTGGCTGAGCGTCTCGGCGAGACCGCAGCGGAAGCCGTCGAAAGCGGTCTCCGTGAATTGTGGCGCTCCCTTCGCGAGCTGCGGTTCGCGGTGGTGAATGATGTGCGTATCCGCAGCATCCAGTTGCCTGAGCTGCGCCGTGTCACGCCAGCCCGGACAGTGCCGGTGATGCTGCTGGCCTACCGCGAGACCGGCGACGCGGAGAGCCGGGATGAGCTGGTGACCCGCAACCGGCTGCGCTATCCCTCCTTTATTACACCTTCACAGACGATTGAGATCATCAGCAATGACTGAAGAGTTAACCCTGAACGTTGACGGCAAGGTCTGGGGCGGCTGGACGGACATGGCCATTAACCGCTCACTGGAGTCTGTGGCGGGCGAGTTCGACCTGACCGTCACCGCCCAATGGTCATCTGCCGCGCCGCGCTCCATCAAACCCGGCCAGTCCTGCACGGTCTCCATCGGCAGCGACCGCGTCATGACCGGCTATATCGACGATTTTATTCCCAGCTATGACTCGGAGAATGTCTCCCTGCGCGTCATGGGTCGCGACAAGACCGGTGACCTTGTGGACAGCTCGGTGGTCGATAAGTCCGGCCAGTGGAAAGGTCTGAAGCTGGAGCAACTGGCAGCCACCATCTGCAAGCCCTACGGCATTGAGGTGGTCAACGAGACCGACACCGGCGACGCCTTTGGCAGCATCACCCTCGAGCAGGGTGAAACCGGCTTTGAACTGCTCGACCGGCTGGCCAAACAGCGCGGCGTTCTGGTGACCTCAGACGCTTACGGACGGCTGGTCATCACCCGCGCATCCACCCGGAGGGCGGGAGTAAGACTGACCCTCGGTGACAATATTCTGGCCGCCCGTGGCCGCTTCAGCTGGCGTGAGCGTGCCAGTCAGTACATCGTCAAGGGCTCCGCCAGTGCGGGCGGTGTGACATGGGATGACCAGCCTGTGAAGATGGTCGGCGGGCGTCAGACCGTAGTCAGCGACCCGGAGATCACCCGCTATCGTCCGAAGATTCTGGTCAACGAGGACAGTCTGACTGTAGGCGGTGCCAGCGCGCGTGGGGAGTGGTACAAGACCCGCATGATGGGCGAAGCCAATACCACTGAAATCACGGTGGCGGGCTGGCGCGAGAACGGTGTCAGCGGTCCGCTTTGGCAGACCAACCGACTGGTGAAGGTAACCGATGCTATCCAGCAGCTCGACGTCACCTGGCTGATTAAGACGGTTTCCTTTATGGAAGGCGATCAGGGGCGGTTGACCGTGCTGACGCTGGTGCCGCCTGAGTCTCTGGATATGCCTGAGCAGAAAGCTAAAGGTAAGGGTAAAAAGGCGAAGTCAAAAACTTCAGTGGGGGTGACATGGGACTGAAAGAGGTCAACTTCTCCCGCGCCATCGCGGCTATGAGTCGCCGTCTGCGCCTGATGGTGGACCGGGCGCTGGTTCGCATTGTGACGGACAGCCTCGGTCGGCAGAACCTGCAGGTGCAGTCGCTGGCCGATGAGAATGATGATGACGTCGAGCGCTTCCAGAACTACGGATTTTCCAGCGTCCCTCCGCCAGGCTCCGAGGCCATTGTCGTCGCCGTGGGTGGCCGTCGCGGCGGAATGGTGGCCATCGCCGTCGAGGATAAAGGGAGCCGCCCGCGTGGCGGTGAAGAAGGCGACGTTATTCTTTATCATCAGGAAGGCCATATTATTCGTCTGAAAAAGAATGGCGTGATTGAAATAACAGGGAAGAAGGTAAATGTGGTTGCCGAAGAGAGCTGTGACATTATCGGTGAACAGATAAATATCACCGGCCCCACTAACTTTACTGACGATATTATGGTTAAGGGTAAAAGCTTCCTTAAGCATTTTCATAAAGACGGGGATGGTAAAGATACTTCCGAGCCTAAATGACCATCAGAATAAACTGGCACCTGCCCGCTGGCGGCGACATCGAGATTGAACACAATGGCCTTTCGTTTGACGAGGGCCTTGTTTCTTTGGTGTATATCTGCCTGTTTACTGATGCGCGGGCAGATACCAGCGACGAAATACCCGACGGCACCGATGACCGTCGCGGCTGGTGCGGTAATTCCTTTAGCGATTTTGAATGGGGCTCAAAGCTCTGGCTGATTGACCGCGAGAAGCTGACTGAAGAAGTCAGGCTCCGCGCAGAGAATTACGCCCGTCTGGCCATGCAGCCGTTATTACGCTACGGCTATGCGCGAAATGCGCAGGTCATTGCGACTATCCCCCGTATTAACTGGCTGGCATTAACCATTATTCTCACCCGCCCGGATAAAACCGAGTTAACCGTCGAAATAAAGAAACGCTGGGAGGCGGTAGAAAATGGCTACATTTAATGTCCCGACGCTCCGCCAGCTTATTCGTGCCGGTATTCAGGATTTAGAGATTGAACTCGACCAGGAATTACCGATTATCGGCGTTGAACGCGCGTTAAATACCGCTTTCAGTGGCGCTTTACGCGACGCCTACGATTATCAGACGTGGATTAAAAACCAGATAATCCCGTCAGAGCAGTCCGCCGACGAAACCATTATTGATACCGCCCGCTATGAGGGCGTGATACGTAAGACCGCATCCTATGCCAGCGGACCGGTCACCTTCACCGGGACAAAGCCGCTGGTGATTGATACGGAGATGCAGACGCAGGACGGTGTGCGCTTCCACGTCACCGCCACCAGTGACCCGTCAGCGGGCAAAATCACCGTCACCGTGCAGGCTGACGAAACGGGCCTCAGCGGCAACCTGACGGCGGGCGACATTCTGACCCTCATTTCCCCGGTGGCCGGAGTGAACAGCGACGGCGTGGTGGCGGATGCCGGTATCTCCGGCGGTGCGGACGTCGAGTCCGTGGCCGAGTTACTGACGCGCCTGCTGTACCGCAAGCGCAACCCGCCAACCGGCGGCGCGCTGCATGATTACGTTATCTGGGCCACCGAACTGCCGGGCATCAGCCGGGCATGGGCCTTTGACTGCTGGCACGGGCTGGGTACGGTGGGCCTTGCGTGGGTCTACGACCAGCGCACTGACATTATCCCGACCGGCACCGACCGCGAGGCGATGCAGGCGTACCTGTTCCGCCATCAGGACCCAGCTACCGGGACATACGTCGGCAAGCCCGGCGGTATCGAGGTCTGGCCCATTCCCCTGACGCTCAAGCCGGTGCCGCTGACTATCCGCATCATTCCCGATACTGCGGCCATCCGTTCTGCAGTCACCCTGAGCCTGCAGGCGCTGTTCCGCTCGGTCTCGCCGGGCGACACGCTGCTGCTCTCCGCCATCCGAACGGCCATCGGCTCATCGACGGGGGTCACGGATTACGAGCTGGACCTCACCATCAATCAGGCCAGTGAGAACTACGAGCTGCTGACGCTGGGGGCTATCACATGGCGCATCGTGTAGAGGACTGGCAGGACGTCCTGCAGCAGCTGATGCCACGCGGTAAAGCGTGGCCACGCGACCAGACAGCGGCGCTGACGTCGCTGCTCCGGGGCTTCAGTTCCCGCCTGCAACTGGTGGAGGCGAACGCGGATTTGCTGGTCACCGAGATGCGCCCGGAGACCACTGACCTGCTGCTGGCCGACTGGGAGGACTATCTCGGTCTGCCGGACTGTAACGCCATCCCGGACGGCTTCGACCGCCGCCGTGATGCCGTGGTGGAGAAGTATCATCGCAAGGGCGGGCTGGCCACCTGGCAGATTGAGCAGGCCGTGAAGGATGCGCTGGGCTTCACCATTCAGGTGACCGAAATCCTGCCGCATCACGTTATGCGCGACATCATGTATCCGATTTATTCCCACAAATACCGCTACCTGCTGCAGGTGACGGTCACGGATATGCCGATGATCCGCTTTCGCAGTATCAGCAACGTTCTGACGCCGTTAATCAGCCTGCAGGCGCAGATACTGGAATGTTTTTTACGTCGTTACCGGCTCGCTGGCCACGATTATGATTTTCTTTATGAGGTTTAATTATGTATCACCTGGATAATGCCTCTTCCGTTCCCGATATGCCCGCCATTCACCCGGTATTATTTACCGAGCGCCGCTGGTTTACTGAAGGTGGCGACGGTATTCAACCGAGTTATCCGGGCGCGGACTGGTTTAATGCTATTCAGGCGGAAATGCTGAACGTGCTGGCGCTGGCCAATATCACGCCGGATAAAAATGCGCTGGACCAGTTTGCTCAGGCCATCCGTATTTTCTCCTCGGACTATATGCTGCCGCCGGGAATTCCACTTCCGTGGCCGGGGGCAACAGCGCCGACCGGCTTTATGCTGATGCTGGGTCAGAGCTTCGATAAAACAACGTATCCGCGCCTCGCTGTCGCTTATCCCTCCGGCGTTCTGCCGGACATGCGTGGCCAGACTATCAAGTTTTTACCCACCTCCGGGCGGGCGCTGCTGTCCTATGAAGCCGATGGCGTGAAGACTCACGCACACACCGGGAGCGTGGCCTCCACCGACCTCGGAACCGTGGCGGCCAGTGACTTTGATCACGGCACAAAGCCCACCAGTTCGGATAACGAGCATGACCATGATGGTGGCCTGTTAGCGCCGGGGGACGTCTGGGACCCGGATTATGTTGTCGGGTCAGATAATGACTCTCACCGCACGCGGAACAAGACCAGCAAGGCAGCAGCTCACAGCCATACCGTCGATATCGGCATTCACGGCCACACCGTTTATATCGGCCCGCATGCTCATGCCGTGACGATCAACAGCACCGGTAATACGGAAAACACCGTCAAAAATATCGCCTTTAACGCCATCGTGAGGTTAGCGTAATGTCATTTGAATTTTCTCATAGCCCGCAGGCCATCTGGCTTTATCAGTACGACGTCGATGGCGTTTATATCGGCTCCGTTTTTATGACTATTCCGGCAGGCACGGGTTTGCCTGCTAATACCACGCACATTCCCTGTAAGCCGGAAAAAGGCCAGACCGGTATATTTAAAAATGGTGACTGGGAATATGTGACTGATATTCGCGGGACACGTTTCTGGAATATTCACGGCACCGGTTTTGTTATTTCGACCCTGAGTGAATCTCTGCCGGAATGGGCTATCACCACTGAGCCATTGGTCGCCGATGCGGGTTATGTTCCGCTGTTCGCTGATGGTCAGTGGACGCAGATTGAAGACAGGACCGGTCAGATTTACTACGAGATCGACGGCACCAAACATACCGTCTCTGACGCGTGGTTTACGCTGCCGGAGGGTTGCACGTTTGTGGCCCCACCTGAGGGCAAAACAACGTTCGTCACCCGCTGGAACGGGACGGAGTGGGTTTATGTCAAGGACCTGCGCGGTCAGGTTATCTGGAGCACCACGACCCGCGAGCCCCTGACCATTACCGAAATTGGCCCCGTTCCCGATGGCTACACCCTCAAAATGCCGGGTCAGTTTGATGAGTGGGATGGCTCAGCCTGGGTTAAAAATACAGAAGCTGAACAGGCTTATCTCATCACTCAGGCTGACCGCCAGAAGGCAAAACTTCTGTCTGAGGCGTCAGAGCAGATTTCACTGCTGAGCTATGCCATCAGCAGCGGCCAGGCTACTGACGATGAAACCGCGCAACTCCCACGCTGGGAGGCGTATCGCCTCGCGGTGAGTCGTGTGGATATCACTGCAATCGATATTGTCTGGCCTGAGAAGCCGTAAGGAGCCGTCATGTATCATCTCGACAACACCAGCGGCGTTCCCGAGATGCCGGAACCGAAAGATACCCAGACCATTTCGCCCCGTTGGTTCGGTGAAAGCGAAGAGCAAGGCGGTATTAGCTGGCCTGGCGCTGACTGGTTTAATATCGTTCAGGCTGAGCTTCTTGCAATTCTTTATAAGGCAGGCCTTTCTCCCGACAAGTCTAAGTACGATCAATTGGCCCATGCTATTCAGAGCTTTGCCGACGGCTCTTCTGACGAGCTTCTCACATTGTTGGGTCAGAAAGGGGATGCTCTGCTCGGCACCAGACTTTTAATGGATGGTGCAATCCTTCGTACTCAGCGAGAAAAAAATCTCGAAATCCTTTCTGTGCTGGATTTTGACGCAGACCCTACCGGGGTGAAAGACAGCTCGTATGCGTTTCAGAGAGCTATTCTTGCTGCTCACGAGATGGGGGGAGGACGTGTTTTTATCCCCACACCAAGTCTTCGATACAGGATGACTTACCCGGTATTTGTACTGGATGATGTAGAAGTTTTTGGGACGGGTCAGTCCTGCTTTATCGACTTTGAAAACCCTCTATTTCTTCAGGGAAGAGGGGCATTTGTTATGGGTTCAAGTTATGAAATAAATCGGGATGTGGTCCTTGCTAACTATGCATCCGGGAACTATCCCAATACGCCCACAATGAACCCTGATTATGTTAATCCTCAGAAAATGCAGTATTTACGTGATAATCCTGGATTCATTGAAACCAGCAACGCCTCACTTCATGACGTCAACATCAAGGCCATCTATACCGGCTCGACTAAGAATGGGGGATATGGCATTAATTTTGTTAATGCCTCACATTGCGTTGCGTATAACATCTGGGGAAGTGGCTGGACGCAACTCATAGGAATGGGGTCTGATACGACGCCAGAAACACCATCCAATGACCATTGCTATGCATGGAATCTGCATGTTCTTGAACCTAACCAGGATAAAACTTATTACTCTCTATTTTTTATGGCAAATTCAACCAACTGCAAGGTTACAGATGGTTATCAATGGTCACAAATCCCTGACGGAACGCCTAATGGATCTGCAGGCGCAACCAATATGGTTGAAGACTGTGAAATCAGAAATATTTATGTTCCAAATCTGGGCAGAACAGCGTCTTCCGAAGGGATTTTACTGAACAATGCCAAGGGTTGTACTGTCGACAATGTCTACATTGGCAATGCCACATCAGCTGTTTCAACTTTCTACGATGTGAGTACCTTTAATGACGCAGATAAACCCAACATTATATCAAATATAAGAGCGAATAAGTGCACAAGTATGGTTTCGCTAAGGGCTAAGTATGCAAGGTTAAAAGGGCTTGCAGCTTCGAACTGCAGCTATGAACTGAATCTCGCTAACTCTAACGCCAGTGGCAACGTTATTTTCGATAAGCTTACAGCTGTTAACTTTGGTGCAGGTTATCTTCCGCTTAATTACATCCAGAATAATTCGCTGGCTGGCTGGGTGAAGGCGACTAAGGTACTACGTCCGATCCACTGCCTGGTCAATCCGCTAACTGATGTTGTTAACTGGGGCGTTAACAAACATCTTGAAACCACAACTGCAGCCCTGACCCTCTTGTATCCTATCCCTGATTATATGAAGGCTATAGCCCAGGTCAGATGCTTCTTTTCCTTTGCTTCACGTAGCGAGACTGCTCCAAAGTCAAGGATAACGATCAGCTTGCGAAGGATTGCCGGGTATAACGGAAATATTCATGAAAACCCTGTAACTGAAATTTCTAACTACAAAGAATCCTCCCTGCTTACACGTGAAGATGGAGAGCTGGTGACCCAGGCTTTCAGTACCACTACTAAAGGATTTGTTCCTTCAGAGGGTTCTTCAAACGGCGCTGATAACAGCCTGGATCTTCTGATTCAGTGGACAAATAACGTTGCAGGAAACTATCAGAAAGAAATTGAGATTACCTACTGGAGAATTTCACAATGAGAGGCACTCAATCGCGTGATGCAGAGGTTTTGTATCGTAAGGCCCAGGAGTATTTCGATCGCATCTCACTAGGTGAATTGTCAGAACAAGAATCAAAAGTTCTTGAGGCATTAATGCAGGATGGGGGCATTGTCTGCGACTCTTCACGTGATGATGTCGTTTTGTCGTTACAACGAGAGTACCTTGCCGCTACTACTCGCGAGGAAAAGAATGTTGTCATTCAGTCTCTGATATCTGTTCTGGCAGAAGATGTCTCTGAAAGGTGATTGATTAGATTCCGGTATCAAATGTTTTTTATTTCCGTAAGTTAGGTAGTATCGAAAATTTTTCAAATCAGTATCAAATTTTTTCGCGCGCTATAATCACCAATACTATCGCCGTTAATATACGCAATATTGCTGCGATAGAAATTCTCCCCAGCACGGTATTCAACACCGGAACTATCTCCGCGTGGCGCACCACCTATATGGAACAGCCGCTTACCGTAACCGGGCAGGGCAATTTAACCCGCAAGTTTGGCGCATCAGAAAACTTTAACGTTATTGAATCCTGGACCTGCGCGACAACAGGGCAAATCGATTTTCGAATAATGCGCGACAATACCAACACCAATGTCTGTTCAGGGGCAACCTATACCCATACCGTGCAAACGCCACAGTCGTTGACGGCACAGTGGAAAGCGTTAAATCAGACCTCATCAGGCGCATGGAGCGCGGCGGCAACGGTCACTTTTACGCTGCCCTAGATCATGCCCGGCATCGCTTTATACTGGCGATGCCGCCGATTGCAAGAGCGCGCCCCGCCTGTCGCTCAAAGAGAGTAATCCCGACACGGCGGCCAGCAATGACCGCCGCGCTGCGTTTAAGTTACATCCAAAATAACATGCTAAATCCGGTCAAAACGACGATACAGGCAATATTCAAAAACAGGCCGGCGCGCATCATCTCCTGCTGCTTGATATGGCCGGTGGCGAAAACGATAGCGTTTGGCGGCGTCGCCACGGGCAGCATAAAAGCGCATGAAGCCGCAATGGCAATCAATACCGACAGAATCACAGGCGACATGCCGAACGCTTCGGCCACTGAGGCAAATACGGGAATAAGCAAAGCGGCGCTGGCCGTATTACTGGCAAACTCGGTCAGAAACACCACGAATGTTGCAATCACCAGGATAATAATAAATATCCCCATATGAGCCACCATCCCGCTAATCTGGTTTGCCAGGAACAGACTGGTGCCCGTCTCTTTCAACACATTACTTAAGCAGATACCGCCGCCGAATAATAACAGCACGCCCCAGTCAGCCGTTTTTTCTATATCCTTCCAGTGAACCAC